TTGGTTCTACTGGTTCTACTGGTATGGGTGTGGCTTCAATCACCATCACCTATCCTGGTAAGTACTCAGTAAATCCTCCTCTGGTAACTCTGTCTGCTCCGGCTGGCACTGGTTCTACTGGCTTTGCTCAAACTGGCACAGTAGTAATGGGTGGTCGCTTCGGTCGTAAGATGTATGAAACTCTCGTCGCAATACCTAGCATTTCTGGTGATACCGAGAACGTTCAGTTCCCGAATGTCTAATTAGACATCTCGGTTTAACACTTGGGAGCCAGAGAAATCTGGCTCCTTTTTTATTGGTATAAATAATGGTGTAAAGTAATTGCCTTCGGGGATTACTTTACAAATATTACTTGCTTAATAGGAGAACATTATATGAATGATACAGCCTCTACTTGGACTTCAACAAACACAGGAACTAGTTTACTTCCCGCAGGAACTGTTCCTACTTGGTTATGGGTTGACCCTTGGACTACAGGATATCACACACCGTTAACATATACCACCTGGCTATCTGATCGTTGGATATCTCAGGGTAAAGAATCAGGATCATTTCCTCCTTATGATATTTTCAGAACCAAAGATTCTAATCAATGGAAATTAACAATGGCGCTTGCAGGATATTCTGCAAATGATATTGATGTTATTGTTGAGCAGAATCAATTAACAGTCAAGGGAGAAATTAATAAGATTCCGGATGATGTTTATGTGGTAGGTGTTCATAAAGGAATCGCCGAACGCAACTTTACTCGGAATTTTACATTAGGCGAACATGTTGAAGTTAAATCAGTAACTTATGCAAATGGTATGCTTGATATTGAACTTGAACTTATTCTGCCAGAATCAAAGAAACCTCGTAAGTTGGTAATTCAAACCACGTAAGTAAAAAGGGGAGACAACTCCCCTTTACTTTTATCTTATGATACAGTATACTATTAATATGAATAATTTTAAAGAACAACTAATAGACATCTGGTGGAGTATCAGAAACCGATATCTTACAATTAAATACTACATCTCCCACCGAACTTATAACAGACAACATATTATCAGAACAGGACTTGGTCCTGGTTTTTCTGATGTTGTTGAAAAGATGCTTTATACCAACTTTACTATGTTAGTAGACTTTATTGAGATAGAAAAGGCATGGATGTATTATATATTTAATCAGCGTGGTGTTCATCCTTATCCCTGGTATATGCGGCAATTTAAGAAATTTAGATCCAAAGAATATGGTTTGGCTTATCTTGCTTGGGAAATGTCGCTTGATGATGCGATTAACAAACGTCAAAGACAATCTGCCCAGGAGCAACTAGAACTATATACCTGGTGGACGCATATAAGACCCAATAGAATTGATCCATATGATCATCCGGAATATGTGGATATACTCAATAGTCGAAGTAAGTTAGAACCCAATCAAAAAGGATATGATATCCAATCGACTGAGATACGCAGGGTCACTAAAATGGTAATACAAATAGAAGAAGACCAAGAAAAAGAAGATAATAATATGCTGGTTCGATTGGTAAAAATTAGACAAGGACTGTGGACATGAAAAATAGCCAGACATTGATTGGGCTGATCCAGAATTTTGAGGGATTTGCTCCAACTCTTACTGATGATGTTGGTCATGCGATGATTGGATATGGTTGTGATCTAAGTGTAATTGAAGCGAAAAAATATATTGGAAAAACAATAACAAAGGAAGAGGCTGTTACATTACTTTTATCCAGGTTGCAACCTGTAGTTGACTTTATTAACAAAGTAGTTACAACGCAACTCACCCAAAATCAATTTGATGCGTTGTGTGATTTTGTATATAATGTTGGAGCAGGTAATTTCTATGGTTCAACTCTTTTAAAAAAACTAAAGCAAAGTGATTATATAGGAGCAGCCGAAGAGTTCGCCAAGTGGAATATGGCTGGAGGCAAAGTAATTCCTGGTCTGACCAAACGACGACTACAAGAGAAAACTCTATTCCTCAGCTAATATGAAAGTTCAATCTCTTTGGATGTCAGATCTGCATCTGGGAACAAAGGCCTGTAATGCAGATCTAATACTTGATATATTAAAATTCTTTAAAACAGATACTATTATTCTTAATGGAGATACCATTGACTTTTGGCAAATGGGATTCTCAAGATCATGGACCAAAAAGCACAATGATGTGTTAAGGCTGTTATTTAAAAAGGCTAGAAACGGAACCAAGATTATATCAACCATTGGCAATCACGATGAAGTTTTAAGGGAATATGAGCCATTTAATTTGGATAATATCTATGTTGTGAATCAGTATTCTTATGACTCAATCAGTCATGGTAAGATTCTTTTTATCCACGGCGATGCCTTTGACTTTATAATCAAGTCTAATTTGTGGTTGGCTAAGTTAGGTGCGGTTGCCTATGAGTTTTTAATCAGTGTTAATCATTACTACAATATATTCCGGAAATTGTTGGGTAAAGATTATTGGTCGCTGTCCAAATATCTCAAGACTGAGACCAAGAAGAGAATTGGTATTTTGAATACATTTGATACTGCTGTTGTGGAATATGCCAAACGACACAACTTCGACTGTGTATCAGCAGGACACATTCACATTCCAGAGAAGAAGTATATTGATGGAATGTTGTATATGAATACCGGAGATATGTGTGAGACCGGATCCTTTATAATAGAACAACTTGATGGTGAATTGATTCTTGTTACTGATTTTGTTGAATATAAAAAGCTTGCTTTTTAATTGAATATAAGGTATAATAGTAATATGCCCCAGTACACCTCAGTCTTATCCTACGGTAATCAGATCTATGTTCGTTCGGGTAAGAACAATAAAGAGGAGATTCCAGACTTCAACCCTCTGGTGTGGGTTCCAGCGAAGTCTAAGACTGAGGTAACTGGTTGGAAGAATCTAGATGGGTACCCTGTAGTACCATTCGCCGCAGGTAATATCAAGGAAACTCGTGACTTCATCCAAGAGAATAAGGATGCAGATAACTTCTCGGTCTATGGCGACATTCAGCCACAGTATCAATACATCGCTCACAACTATCCCGATGACATTCAGTGGTCGCTCACTGATATTAATATTGCATATATTGATATCGAAACCGAATGTGAAAAGGGATTCCCAGATATTGCCACGGCAAACGAAGTCATCAATGCGATTGCTCTGAAGTGTTCAAATAAAAAGCACAAGAAAGTATTTGGTCTTGGTGTGTACAACAAGGATCTCGAAGGTGGGATCTATGTCGAATGTTCTACCGAAGAGGAACTCCTGGATAAGTTTCTTCAGGAATGGACTTCCAACTATCCGGACATAATCACAGGATGGAACGTCAAATTCTTTGATATTCCATATATTACTAATCGAATAACTAACATTCTGGGAGAGAAAAGAGCACGCCAGTTATCTCCCTGGAAGATTCTCAAACCTCAGCAGGTAGAGATTATGGGTCGGACTCAGAGTACCTATGACATCTTTGGTATCTCGGTTCTGGATTACCTTGATCTGTATAAGAAGTTCACCTATACCAATCAGGAATCATACAAGCTGGATCATATTGCCTATGTGGAATTGGGAACTCATAAGCTGGATTACTCTGAGTATGGTTCGCTTCATACCCTGTACAAAGAGAACTTTGAATTATTTATCGAGTACAATGCCAAGGATATTGATATCATCATTGCGCTCGAAGACAAGATGAAGCTGATTGAATTGGCAATCACGATGGCCTATGATGCCAAGGTGAACTTCGAGGACGTGTTCTCTCAGGTCCGTATGTGGGATGTTATCATCTACAATGCTCTGTTGAAGAACAAGACTGTTATTCCGTGTCGTAAAGAATCTCAGAAGACTTCTATCGAAGGTGCCTTCGTCAAAGATCCTAATGCCGGATTCTATAACTGGGTAGTCAGTTTCGATCTCACATCTCTATACCCTATGTTGATTCAGCAGTATAATATCTCACCCGAGACTTTGTTGGATGACCATCACACGGTAACTGTGGATGCTCTGGTAGAGAAGAAACTGGATCTAAGTTTTCTTGAGTCTAGTATGGCTGCGAATGGTCATATTTTCTCTAAAGCCAAGCAAGGGTTTCTTCCTGCTCTGATGGCCTGGATGTTCGATCAACGTAAAAAATATAAGAAACTTCAGATCGACACAGAGAAAGAGTTGGAATCAAAGAGAGATTCTCTTACAGAATCAGAACTCAAAGAATACACCAACAAGATCTCAAAGTATAAGAACCTTCAGATGGCCAAGAAGATCTGTCTCAATTCGGCATATGGTATGCTGGGTAATGCCTATGCTCGATGGTATGATGTGCGTATTGCCGAGGCCATCACAAAGTCAGGTCAGTTGAGTATTCGTTGGATCGAGCGCAAGTTGAATGAGTATCTCAACCGACTACTAAAAACTGAAGATAAGGACTACATCATTGCGGTTGATACAGACTCAGTATATATTGATTTTGATCCTATTTGTAATAAGTTTCTCGCTGGTAAGAGTAAGCAAGAAACCATAGACCTGATTGATAAGATCTGCGAGGACCAGATCGGCCCCTTCATCGATAAATCATATAACGAGCTGGCCTCTTATATGAATGCGTATGAGAACAAGATGTATATGAAACGAGAGAGTATTGCTGACCGTGGGATCTGGACAGCCAAGAAAAGATATATTCTTCACGTACATGACTCCGAAGGTATTCGATATGCAGAACCCAAGCTGAAGATCATGGGTATTGAGGCGGTCAAGTCTTCTACTCCGGGGTCCTGTAGGACTCGAATCAAGGAAGCTTTGAAGATCATCATGACCCAGCAGGAGTCTGATCTGATTGAGTTTGTGGCTCAGTTCAAGAAAGATTTCTTTGCAATGACTCCAGAAGAGATTGCATTTCCCCGTGGAGTAAATGGCCTGGCTAAGTATAAAGACAAAACCAATGTCTTCAAGAAGGGGACTCCTATTCATGTCCGAGGCTCATTGTTGTACAACAAACTTCTGAAGACTCATAAGCTGGCCGGAGAATACTCGGAGATTCATGAGGGAGAGAAGATCAAGTTTGTGTACCTAAAGGAACCAAATATTCTTCATCAGGATATCATTTCGTTCTCGTCGGTGTTACCTAAGCAGTTCAACTTACACGAGTCTATTGATTATGCGAAACAATTCCAGAAGACCTTCCTTGATCCCCTGTCCTTGATCTTAGATGCGATTCACTGGAACTGGGAAAAGAAAGTAAGTCTTGATTCATTATTTGACTAAGACTAAAAAATAAGGTATAATATACATATGAGCCTACTACAAAAATTGATCAGCAATTCCACTATCAAGGAAACGTCTTCTCTGGGATCGTCTAAGATGTTTGAGGACATCGTACAGATTCCTACTCAGGTTCCCGCAATCAACGTTGCAATGTCCGGGAAATTAGATGGAGGATTCACCGGAGGACTGACAATATTTGCGGGTCCGAGTAAACACTTCAAGACCTCCTTCGCTCTGCTTCTTGCCAAGGCATATCTGGATAAGTATAAGGATTCGATCATTCTGTTCTATGATTCAGAATTCGGAGCACCTGCTCAATACTTCGCAAACTTTGGTATTGATATCAATACTCAGGTAGTTCATACTCCTATCAAAGATATCGAGGAACTCAAACTAGATCTGGTCAAACAGTTATCTGGTCTGACCAAAACTGACAAGGTGATTATTGTAGTGGACTCTGTGGGTAATCTTGCTTCGAAGAAAGAAGCAGACGATGCTGCCGAGGGTAAGTCTGTGGGTGATATGTCCAGAGCCAAGGCAATGAAGTCTTTGTTCCGTATCGTCACTCCTCATATCAAGATGAAGGATATTCCTTTTGTTGTGATCAATCATACCTATAAAGAGATCGGGTTGTATCCCAAGGACATTGTTTCTGGTGGGACTGGTATCTATTATTCGGCAGACAATATCTATATCATTGGTCGTCAGCAGGAAAAGGAAGGAACTCAGGTCGTAGGATATAACTTCATCATCAATGTGGAGAAGTCTCGATTCGTGAAAGAGAAGTCTAAGATTGCCATCGAATTCAATTCAGAGTTTGGTATCTCTCAGTGGTCTGGTCTACTTGACATGGCACTGGAGTCTGGTCATGTTACCAAGCCTAGTAATGGTTGGTATGTGCGTGGCACAGAAGAGAAGAAGTATCGTGAGGCCGATACTAACACCCGAGAGTTCTGGGAACCTATTCTGCTCGATGTAACCTTTCAGGACTTCGTCAAGAATAAATACTCGTTGAATTCAAAGGTTATGTCGTATGACCAAGGGGACCCGAATGAAGAAGACTAAGAATCTGCTGGCCGAAGTATCTGATATGGATGAAGTAGAGTATGCATTGATGCCTACGATTCCGATGCCTGATCTGAAATGTAGTTACTTCTTGGGTAAGACCGAGGGTGAAGAGGCCAAGATCATGGTTAAGGTTGAGGAGGGACGACTAAAGAATATTGTCGTCTCTCTTCGAGATTTCAAGATGAGTGAGGATTCTCTGATGACCTTTGATTATCAGATTGAATATAATCCTTATAAGAAGATTCCTGGAATCAAAGCCTTAGAGGAGTTCCTCAAGAAGTGTGTAGAGAAGATCATAGCCGATTCTGTTAAAGTAATTGTTGATGGTGAGAAAGAAAAGGAAGATTATGAAGATAGAGACACTGATCCTAAAGAATCTGGTAAGAAATGAATCTTTCTGTAGAGCAACACTTCCGTACATAAAGCCCGAATACTTCTCGGATAAGATCGAGAAGGCCATCTTCCGTAAGATCATTCAGTTCGTAGATACCTACAACGAACAACCAACCATAGAATCAATCAAGGTAATCCTGGGCGAGACTAACTATCTCGCTCAGGAAGATGTTGATGCTGCAATGACTCAGCTTGAGATGTATTCAGAAGATGAAGAGTCGGCTAACTATGAATGGATGATCAATAAGACAGAAGAGTTCTGTAAGGAAAAGGCAATTCATAATGCGGTGCTCGAATCTATTTCGATCATTGCCGATGACAAGTCCGACAAGAAAGACAAGAAGGACAAGGGAGTCATTCCTGATCTACTCAAGGATGCTCTTTCTATCTCATTCGATCCCCGAGTTGGTCATGATTATAACGAGGATGCCGAGGCTCGGTTTGACTTCTATCATCGTCAGGAAGAGAAGATCCCTTTTGACATTGATATGTTGAATGTTGTAACCTGTGGAGGATTTCCCAAGAAGACTCTTAATATTATTATGGCAGGTGTTAATACTGGTAAGTCACTTGCGATGTGTCACTTTGCAACATCCAATCTGATGATGGGAAAGAATGTTCTTTACATCACACTGGAAATGGCCGAGGAGAAGATCGCCGAACGTATTGATGCGAACCTCTTGGATATATCTCTTGATAATCTGAAGCTGATATCCAAGGCTCAGTATATGAATCTGATTGGCAAGGCTCAGGCCAAGGCACCAGGTAAGTTGATTGTGAAGGAGTATCCGACTGCATCTGCCAATGTCAATCACTTCCGACATCTGCTCAATGAACTTGAACTCAAGAAGAAGTTTGTTCCTGATATTATCTACATTGACTATCTGAATATCTGTTCTTCTTCTCGTGTTAAGATGTCCAACACGGTCAATTCATATATACTTGTAAAGAGTATTGCAGAAGAGATGCGGGGTCTTGCGGTCGAGTTCAATGTTCCTATTGTCTCGGCAACTCAGTTGACTCGTGGTGGGTCAGCATCATCTGATGTATCGATGACAGATACTTCAGAAAGCTTTGGTCTCCCAGCCACTGCTGACTTTATGTTGGCTCTTATCAATACAGAAGAGATGAAACGTCTGGGTCAACTCATGATGAAGCAACTCAAGAATCGTTATGGTGATGTTACCAAGAACGAGAAATTTGCTGTGGGTATTGATCGAGGTAAGATGAGACTCTATGATATCGGAACTGCTGCATTGGATATCGAAGCAGAGCCAGTCGAGGACTTCAGTGAGTTCTCGGGTAATAAATTATTGAACGAGAAGTTTTCGAGCTTCCAATTTTAATATATGAACTATAATAAAATACATGACGCTATAATTGATAGAGCAAGGGAGAGAGTATCGGACTCTTCGCTCTATCACAACCATCA